TGAACAGTTTGATTATATCATTGGTGACGAAGCTCACCTATTCAAAGCACAATCTCTTACTACAATTCTTACCTCTTGTGTCAATGCCAAGTATAGATTTGGTTTGACAGGTACTTTAGATGGAACTAAAACACACAAATTGGTATTAGAAGGATTGTTTGGTCCTGTTAAGAAGGTAATCACCACCAAAGAACTTATAGATAAAGGTGAAGTATCCAACTTTGACATTAAATGTTTATGCCTTAAACATGACGAAAAGATATGTCGAGAGATTAAAGAAAAATCGACATATCAAGATGAAATTGCTTACCTGATTTCATGTGAGGCAAGAAACAAATTCGTTAAGAATCTGGCGGTTAGCTTAGGTAAAAATACGTTGGTACTATATCAAATGGTTGACAAACATGGCAAAATACTGTATGATATGATTAAGAACACCAAGAACATTGGTGATAGAAAAATCTTCTTTGTGCATGGTGGTGTTGATGCCAATGATAGAGAAGAAATAAGAAGAATTATGGAGATTGAACAAGATGCAATTGTTGTTGCTAGTTTTGGTACTTTTTCTACTGGTATTAACATTAGGAATTTGCATAACATTATATTTGCAATGCCAACAAAATCGAGCATTCGAACTTTGCAATCTATTGGACGAGGTCTACGACAAAGTGAAGGCAAAGAAATAGCCACTTTGTATGACATTTCGGATGACATGAGAGTTGGTAAGCACATGAACCATACTTTAAAACATTTTGTTGAACGTGTCAAGATATACACAGAAGAAAAGTTTCCCTTTAAAATTTATAAAATTAATTTAAAATGATACCACAAAAAAGAATAGCCGTAATTGGAACAGGAACGGTCGGCATCCTGACGATAGCTCATATGTTAACCTATTTGCCGGATAATTTTACTGTATATTCAATATATGATCCAAAGATTCCTATTTTTGGTATTGGTGAAAGTACCGCAGTTCGACAAATAGAAGCCTTTTGGGAAGGTGCAGATTTTAATTTACTCGAACACGCCGGTGAATTAGATGCAACCGTTAAATTAGGAACACGTTTTGTTAATTGGAGAGAACATGAAATTTGGGCACCAGTTCAACCTCCATCTTATGGTATGCATTTAAACAATCTTAAAATTAAAGATGTTTTTTATCCTAGATTTCAAAAGAAATTCAAAGAAAGATTTGTTATACAGGAAGCGGAAGTAAAAGGTCTAACAAATCGTGATGAGTGTGTTGAGATTGAAACGGATAATGGAACACATTCATTTGATTATGTGGTAGATTGCCGTGGTTGGCCAGAATCATATGATGATTATACTGTGTTAGATACTTTGCCATTGAATCATTGTTTGGTTCAAATGATTAAAGAACCAGGAGATTGGAACTACACATACCATCAAGCAACAAAAAATGGATGGATGTTTGGTATACCTTTACAAACAAGGCAAGGATGGGGTTATCTTTATAATGATACCATCACTACTAAAGAAGAAGCTTTAGAAGATATGTCCAAAGTTTTAAACATTGAACCAGAAAATTTAACACCAAAAGAATTTACTTTTAAAAATTTCTATGCTAATAAGTTTCTTAACGGCAGAATTATGGTCAATGGAAACCGAGCAGCTTTTTTAGAACCACTAGAAGGATTTAGTGGAGGATTCTACACTCAAATCAATCGACTAATGGTTGATTTCATTTATGCAAATATGACTGAAAAAGAAGTAAATAAATACCTTGTAGATTCTGCACAAAGAATAGAAAATGTGGTTTGTTTCTTTTATCATGGTGGTTCTATTTTTGATACCAAGTTTTGGAACACAGCAAAACAAAAAACTGGTGACCATTTAAAAAATAGTGAATTATGGCAAGGAATGGTGTATGAAATTAATAGTTATGGTCGTATAGAAAAATTGAGAGCAATGGTTACACCGTTTAGTGTTCAATTATGGCAAAACAGAGATAAGGATTTTGGGTATAATTACTTCACACCAAAGGATTAAAAATGGAAAACATTCGAATAGTTCGTTTAAAAAATGGTGAAGATATAGTTGGTCAATTAATTAATGTTGATGATTCATACGATGTAATTGAACCTATGACCGTAGATGTAGATTATCGTGGTAAAGAAGCTGGACTTGTTATGCGACATTGGTTACCAATTCAGTTGGTTAAACATAACGAAATTAATATTAAACAATCAGATGTTCTTTGTGTTTTGGAACCTTCTGCCGACTTTGCAGAGTATTATGTGAATACTGTGGAAAAAATCCATAACTTGCTTAAGGCGAGAAACCTTGTGGACGAACTTGATGATGACGAAGTAAATGATATTATGGATGCACTAGAAGAATTAGAACAAGATGGGAATACATTACATTAGGTTTGGTTATATTCTTTCAAACCGGGACATAGACAATAATATAGTCTTGTCAAGCGTTTGTCAATAGAATAATCTGGTAAATATGATAACACAAGATAAATTAAAAGAATATCTCGATTATAAAGAAGGAAAATTGTTTTGGAAGAAGCAACCAAGTTCTGTTATTCCTGTTGGATCGGAAGCAGGCCATACTAATGCTCGAGGTTATATACAAGTAAAAATATTCAATAAAAGATATTACGCTCATAGATTGGTATACTTTATATTTAATGGATACTTTCCACAGGAAGTAGACCATATTGATGGTATCAAGTCCAACAATAAAATAGAAAATTTGAGAGCTTCTACAAAATCTCAAAACAATATGAATGCCAAAAAACGAAAAGATAATACCTCAGGCATCAAAGGTATTACTTGGGATAAACGATGTAAAAAATGGAAAACATATTTGCAATCAAACAAAATAAGATATTATCTTGGTAGTTATAAAGATATTGAAATGGCAACACAAGTAATTAATGAATTTAGAAAACAACACCACAATGAATATGCGAGATTTGAATGACCACAACACCTACTTCCAAGCCGCCTAAGAAGCCAAAACAATATGTTAATAATGCGGACTTTTTGGCTGCATTGGTTGAATATCAAGATAAATGTAAGGTAAACAAAAAGAACAAAGTAGAACCTCCTCCTATTCCTAATTACATTGGTGAGTGCTTTATGAAGATAGCAGAAGGTTTATCACACAAACCAAACTTCATTAACTATACCTATCGTGATGAAATGATATCGGATGGTATTGAAAACTGTTTAATGTATTTTTCTAATTTTGATCCTACCAAGTCCAAGAATCCGTTTGCTTATTTTACACAGATAATCTACTTTGCCTTTCTACGAAGAATTGGTAAAGAGAAAAAACAAACTTATGTTAAGTATAAAGCCACAGAGATGATTGGTATACTTGATGAGTTTGAAATGCTGGAGTTTGAAGATGGTACTACCAAACAATTCGAACTCTATGATAATATTGGTAAATTTATTGAAAACTATGAAGAAGCCAAGGCCGCTAAGAAAGCGGTAAAGAAACCAAAAGGTATTGAAAAGTTCTTAGGAGAGTGATACAATGAGAGAATTATTTAAAGTAATATTGTTTTTAGCTATATTTTTTATTGTCATAAAAGATATTAATGAGTATGTAACTTATAGGCTTAACCTACAAGTATATGATATTATGGCTAAAAAATACAACTGTGCATTTTTAACTCCTTCTGCCAGTAGAGCAGATGTTGGTATGTTTGATTGCCAAGGCAAGATTACATTTAAGAAGTTGGAATCTGAATAGAATGTATCAGGTTGTATACTATCATGGCAACAGCACCGCCACGATACGAAAAAAAGAGTTTTCTACCTTGAAAGAAACAAACGATTGGGCTCAAATACAGCCTATGCAATCCATTATTGAAATTAAACATTATGAAAATCGCACTAATAACAGACCAACACTTTGGCGCTAGGAATGATTCAATCCACTTTTTGGACTATTATGAGAAGTTCTATAAGTCCACATTCTTTCCTACTCTTGACGATAATGGCATTACTACTGTTCTCATTCTTGGTGACACATTTGACCGCAGAAAATATGTAAACTTTTACTCCTTGAAACGAACCAAGGAGATGTTCTTTGATGAGTTAGCCAAACGAAACATTACAGTTTATATGTTGGCAGGTAATCATGATACTTACTTCAAAAATACCAATGATGTTAATTCGGTAGACCTATTACTCCGTGAGTATAAGAATGTTACTGTTCTTGATGCTCCTGAAGTTATTCATATTCCACATGGAACAATTGGTACTGAAATCTGCATGATTCCTTGGATTTGTCCGGAGAATTACAACGAGTGTTTGGCAGAAATTGAAAATACTTCAGCAGACCTTTGTATGGGTCATTTTGAAATCTCTGGTTTTGCCATGCATCGTGGTATGCCATCCTTAGAAGGACTTAATCGTGACATCTTTAGAAGATTTGACCGTGTGTTTAGTGGCCATTATCACCATCGTAGCACTAGCGACAATATCACATATCTTGGTAACCCTTACGAACTCACATGGCAAGATTACAATGATCCAAGAGGCTTTCATATTTTTGACTTGGACACTTATGATAACACTTTTATTCCTAATCCAAATGTAATGTTCCACAGAGTTATCTATGATGACCGTGAAGAATCCATTACTGAAATTACCAATAAAGATTTAAACAAGTTTACCGGTACCTATGTTAAGGTTGTGGTAGTCAACAAAACTAACCCCTATCTGTTTGATAAGTTTATGAACAACTTATATAATGTTAATCCAATCGATATTACCATTGCTGAAGATATGGTGGACTTGACAGAAGGCGTAGAAAATGATATGATTAATGAAGCTGAAGATACTATCACGATTATTAATAAATTTGTGGATGGTATTCAAGAAGAACATATTGATAATGATAAACTCAAAACAGTATTAAAAGAACTGTATGTTGAAGCACTAAACCAAGAACAGGCATGATTATATTTCAGAAGGTCCGTTGGAAAAACTTCTTATCAACGGGCAACGCATTTACAGAAATCAACTTTCAAAAATCACCAAACACACTCATCATTGGACATAATGGTGCAGGTAAATCCACCATACTGGATGCTCTATGTTTTGGTCTTTTTGGTAAACCATTTCGTAAGATTAACAAACCACAACTACTTAACTCCATCAATCAGCAAGCCGCTGTTGTAGAGATTGAATTTGCCATTGGGCAAAAGAACTATAAAGTGGTTCGTGGTATTAAACCAAACACATTTGAAGTGTATCTTGGTGATAAATTACTTGACCAAGATGCCAAGGCAAAAGATTATCAAGAGTTCTTAGAGAAGTTCATTCTCAAATTAAATTATAAATCATTCACTCAAGTGGTTATTTTAGGTTCGGCTTCATTTGTTCCATTTATGCAATTAACTCCTGCTGACCGCAGAGCAATCATTGAGGACTTATTAGACATTGGTATCTTCTCATCAATGAATGGATTGGTCAAAGAGAAGATGTTGGAGATTAAAGACCTCAATACAAAAACCAAATACGAAATCGACCTAACAACCGAACGAATTAATTTTCAAAAACAAAACATCGAAGAACACAAAAATCGTAATGATGAAGAAATTGATAAGAAGAAAAAAGAAATCAATACCAGCATTGACCAAACATTTACATTACAAAGAGATATTGAATTAATTCAAAAACATATTACCTCTCTCCAGAAAAAAATTGAAGATAAGGTTTCTGTTGAAAGTAAAAATAAGAAGCTGTTGCAGTTAGAATCTAAAATTGAAACCAACATTAAGAAAAATGAAAAGGACATAACATTCTATGAAGAACACGACAACTGCCCAACCTGCAAACAACCGATTGACGGAGAATTCAAAACCAAACAAGTCACCGAACGTAAATCAAAAGTCACTACACAACGGCAAGGCCTTGAGGAAATTGCAACACAAATTGCTCAAGCAAACAACCGAATAGAAGAAATCCATAAAATCATTAAGCATATAACGGAACACCACAACGAAATTGTTAAACACAATTCTACTATTTCTGCCGTTAACAAATATATTAGTAAACTTCAAAATGAAATTAAAGAACTTTCTGGACACAAAGAAAGTTTGGAAGAAGAAAATACTAAGTTAAAAGAACATCGTGAACAGTTGGATGCGTTAGTAAAAAAACAGGAAGAACTTTCAGTAGAGAAACAATACTATGAGTTTGCTGGTTCTTTATTAAAAGATACTGGTATCAAAACAAAGATTATTCGTCAATACTTACCTATAATGAATAAGTTGATTAATAAGTATTTGACTGCCATGGATTTCTTTGTGAATTTTAATATTAATGATTCATTTGAAGAAACGATTAAATCTAGGCACCGTGATGAGTTCAGCTATGCCAATTTTTCAGAAGGTGAAAAGATGCGTATTGACTTGGCTTTGTTGTTTACATGGCGCCAGATTGCCAAGTTGAAGAATAGTACCAATACCAACCTACTAATTTTAGATGAAGTATTTGATTCAAGTTTAGATACTGTTGGTACAGAGGAGTTTTTGAAGTTGATTCATGAAATGGGAACAGATACAAATGTGTTTGTCATTTCACATAAAGGCGACCAACTGTTTGATAAGTTTAGGTCAGTTATTAAATTTAAAAAGGTTAATAATTTCAGTCAGATAGAGAAATAAGGATAGATTTGAAAATTATTTGGATAAGGTGGCAAAATGAGTGATGATATTATTAGTTTTAATACGGAACAACAAGTTCAAAAACAATTAAATGGTTTACATGGAATACCAGAAAATGTTTATCAATTGGTACCAGAAAATCATCCTATACTTTCACAGGTAATGCCTGAATGGGATTTTAAAAACCCACCCATGGATGCAACAGAGTTGGCATCGGCTCTTGTAGAAACTTGCCGTATGCACAGAGGCTATGGATTATCCGCCAATCAATGCGGATTACCATATCGTGTATTTGTAATGGGATATGAAGATGAATATGTGGCATTCTTTAATCCAAGTATTGTATTGGCTTCAAAAAAAGAAGTTCACATGGCAGAAGGTTGTTTATCTTTTCCATTCTTAGGACTACACATTACAAGACCAGAAGAAATTGCGGTAACATACCAAGATTTCAAAGGTGAGTGGAAACAGGCAACCTTTGGTGGTATATCTGCACGTTGTTTTCAACATGAATTGGACCACATGAATGGAATTGTTTATACCAATAAAGTAAAACCGGTGGCTTTACAACAAGGTATGAAAAAACGTAACAAGTTACTGAAAAAGGTTGGATTGAAGTAATTGTTTTTTGAGTTGCAAGGTTCGTTTCATTGATTTGGACCTTTTTCTTAATTTTGTGTGATATATGTGACTTTGTTTTCGCTTTGGCCAATTGGAATCATATCCAATATAAACTTTACCAGTTATATTGTTGACAATTTTGTAGATAGTGTGTATACTCATAAGTATATTTATAAAGAAAGTATTAATTAATAATGGCAACTCCAATTGAATTTGTAGAGAAACAATGGGACGAATGGTCATCGACCAATCCTCCTGAGAAGTTTGAACACATTGATGAAGGACATATGAAAGAAGTCCTTATTAAGGACCTAACTTATGCTTCTCAAATGGATGTTCGTGAATATACTTTATACCAAAAGTGGTGTGAAGTAAAAGAAAGATATCCGGTTCAAGAAGTTTCTACTTTGTTTGGCCAAGAACTTCAGATGGTGGATCCGGAACAAAACAAATTGGTTGATAAAGTTAAAAAGAACTTTTGGGTACCACAAAGTCCTGATGACTTTGAAAATCTTAAACCTAAAATGGTTCTTTCAAATGGTCCTGATGCCGAAAGATGGAATGCCATCCGTACCTTTTCTTCCACAATGAAGAATAATTCTAACATTGGTCGTAATCTATTTTATGTTTTAACTGATGAAGTAACTGGTAAATATCTTGGAGTTATCTGTATCTCCTCTGACTTTCTGGACTTGACTCCGAGAGATAATGCAATCGGATGGTCGAGAGATGTTAAAACACAGCAACACATGATTAATCATACAGCAATTGGATCCACCATCGTTCCGTTACAACCACTTGGTTATAATTATATGGGTGGTAAGTTGTTGGCATTGATGTGTTTATCTGATACAGTTCAAGCAGATTGGAAAAGGCAATATGGCGACACTCTTGTTGGCGTTACTACAACGTCATTATATGGAAAAACAAAAGCTGGGGGCCTTTCGCAGTATGATGGCCTTGAGCATTGGAATCCTATGGGCTTTTCTTCTGGCTCGGTAGCTTTCGAACCATCAAGAGCAACTAAAAAATTAGTGTTTGATTGGATTAAAGAAAACCATACTCGTAAATATTTTGAATGGTGGGAAGCCAAGAATCAACAAGGACTTCCACTCAAACGTGACCACAAGAATCGTTCTCTAAACTTTGCATATTCTAAGTTACAGATACCAAAAGAATTGATTCGTACCGAACACCAGCGTGGAATTTATTTTAGTCCACTATACAATAACACTAATGAATTTCTCCGCAAGGAGATTACCGATTCTGAACTGGTAAAGTCGTTTGATACCAGCGAAGAAGCCCTTACTAATATTTGGAAAACCAAGTATGCTAAGGGTCGAATCAGGCAATTACAGAAAAAGAATAATGTTTCATATGAAACCCTTTTCTATGATGATTTGATTTGGTTATCTTGGGAAGAAACTAAGGCAAAATACTTGCCCCAAGTTGGCAGATAATCAAGTATACCACACATTTACTTGACAAATGCACCTAGATAATGATATGATGTGAGAACTTGCATTACGCAAGGTTTTTTATTAACTTACTGTGGAGTTTTACTATGAAGAAGCAATTATCCGCTAAACAAAAAATGTTGGCAACCTTGAAAAAAACTGAAGGTTACAACACTTTCACCACCGCTCAAGCACAAAGCCGTTTCGGCATTTCTAATGTTTCTGCCCGTATCGATGAACTGCGCCAAGAAGGCCATGTAATCTACACGAACAAACGTACCTTGGAAGATGGTCGTAAGATTACTTTCTATCGTATGGGAACCCCAACCAAATCATTGGTTCAAAAAGCACTCAAAGCTGGCTATTCTTTTACTGCCTAAGCTCTAATAAGAGGGGATAAAACCCCTCTTTTTTTTATTTAATTATTCGGAGAACAAATGGAAATCTCAATCAAAAAAGAAGAGCTACAAAAGAAAAGCCTATTTGTTGCCACGCCCATGTATGGTGGTATGAACCACGGTTTATACATGAAAGCCTGTTTAGATTTACAATCAATTTGTATGGCGTATGGCGTCCAAATCAAATTCTCATTCCTGTTTAATGAGTCCCTAATTACACGAGCAAGAAACTATCTTGCTGACGAGTTCATTCACCGTTCTGATTGCACTCATATGTTGTTCCTCGATTCTGATATTCATTTTAATCCACAAGATGTAATTGCATTACTCGCAATGGATAAAGATGTTTCTGGTGGTCCTTATCCTAAAAAAGCCATCAAATGGAAATCTGTTATCAAAGCAGTTCAAAAGAATCCAAACATTGATGCTGGCCAATTAGAAAAAGTTACTGGTGACTATGTGTTCAATCCAGTTAAAGGCACCGCACAATTCTCCGTTTCTGAACCATTACAAGTATTAGAAATTGGTACAGGCTTCATGATGATTAAACGTGAAGTGTTTACCAAAATGACCGAAGCGTATCCTACTATTCGATATAAACCTGACCATGTAGGTCAAGCAAACTTTGATGGCACACGATACATTCATGCTTTCTTTGATACAGTCATCGATACCAAAGATTCAATCGTTGGTGGTGGTTCTGACCGCTATCTTTCAGAAGATTATATGTTCTGTCAAATGTGGCGTAAAATTGGTGGAGATATCTACCTTTGCCCATGGATGAAAACCTCACACATTGGTACCTACCATTTCTCGGGAGATATGCCAGCTGTTGCCAATTTCGTTGGAGAAATGTAATGTCGACCTTTGTTATGTCCGAATTGACCGAAGCAGAAAAAGCAATTGGTAAATTGGTTTCAGAAGCACCTTATCATCCTGGTTATGAAGATGCTGCAATGGGTTCCAGTATTTCACCAATTAATTCCAAAGCTTATCCAGAAACTTGGGCTGCAGCAAATCTAGAAATGGAAAAAGGTCGTAAATTTGATGGCGGCAAATTAGAATATGGTTTGTTACCACCACTTGCATTGAAAGAAGTAGTAAAAGTATTAACATTCGGTGCTCAGAAATATGAGCGAGATAATTGGCAAAAGGTACCAGATTCAAAACGCAGGTACTTTGATGCACTTCAACGCCATGTTTGGGCATGGAAAGAAGGTGAACAATTTGATACCGAATCTGGTATACATCACTTGGCACACGCTATGTGCTGCTTGATGTTTCTGTATGAACATGATATAATGTATTCTTTAAATAATGGAGAAGTAAAATGAAGCTGTCAAATGAAACACTAACCGTATTGAAAAACTTTTCAACAATCAATCAAGGCATTCAATTCAAACAAGGTAAAAAACTTACCACAGTTTCATCAAGTAAAACTGTCCTTGCTCAAGCAAACTTGAACGATGAATTTCCACAAGAGTTTTGCATTTATGATTTGAATCAATTCTTGTCAGTTTATAATCTGAATAAAGATTCCGAACTTGACTTTACCAAATCTGATGTTGTATTTAAGAGTGGTAAGAAGAAAACAAATTATCGCATGACCGCACCAGATATGATTGTTGTTCCTCCTAATAAAGAAATCACATTACCTTCTGTTGATTGTGAATTCACCTTGTCGGCTGAAGATTACGATTCAATTATGAAGGCAGCATCTGTCCTTTCTTCCCCACATATCACAATTAAATCTGATGGTGAATCTATTGAAGTTATTACTTCCGATGCTTCAGATAATTCTGCACACACAAATTCGACTGAAGTTGGTGCGGGTAACGGTAAGAAGTTTTCTATCGTGTTTAAAACAGAGAATATTAAATTAATTCCTGGAAGTTATGATGTAAAAATTTCATTTAAAGGTATTGGCCATTTCCAAAATACTAAAGAAGATGTTCAGTATTGGATTGCCTTTGAAGCCAAAGAATCGAAAGTGAGCGAATAATGTTTTTAAAATTTACAGAAGCAAAATCAAAAGAAGTTATTGCCGTCAACACAGTTAATATTGTTGCTGTTTTTGTTGCAACAGAAAGTGATTTGAAAGGTAAAACTGTTCTAAATTTAACCAATGGCATGGTTGCAGTTGAAGAAGATATCTTAACTGTTTTGGGCCAATTGGCAGCAGTATAATGGCTACAGAAATTACAACCTTATACGGAACATACAACGAAGAAAAGTTGAAGGCCATTAAGTCCGCCATCGATGAAATCAATATATCTCAGACCAAGATTGATTTTGAGAAACAGGTGCAAAAAGAAATCATCGATGTTGCCTTTGATAACTTTAAGATTCCAAAAAAGATTATTGCTAGAATGGCAAAGGTGAAATACAAACAAAACTTCTCCACAGAAGTTGCAGAACAGAAAGAGTTTGAAGCTCTATTCGAAGTTCTTAGTGAAGTGAAATGATATCTTTTTAAAAAAATTAGGCTCATAATGAGTTTAATATTGGAGATTTTAAATCTTCAATTTATTCTAACTTCCCTCATAAAGGAAAAAATATGTTACATCGTGTAATTGATGTGGTCGATGGCCACAAAGCATTAACTCAAAAAAAATTAAATTATTTTAGGTCAGAATTAAGTAATCCAATAGATACAAAACCAAATGACCTTCCTAAATTTACAGATTTATTAAGGTCTGGAGTGTTTAAAACTGGAAGTTCTTTTGTTTGTTTGGTGCCTGTTAAATTATTGTTTAGTGACGATTATTACAACAGGATTATTTACTTAGATTTAAAGAAAGCAATGGAGAGTTTAGAGTTTGCAAAAGGATTCTCATACAATCATGCAAATTCTTTGGTTGCTTTTATTCGACCTGACGGAACACTTGTATTAACTCAAGGCAACCATAGAGCTTCTATGGCATACTTAACTCAAGGTGCTGATGCTTTGGTTGTTGTTAATGTTCGAGTTCATACCGAAACCGAAGAAGAAAAATACGTTCAAGTTGAAGCTACTGATTTTACGATTGATAATAATAATCGTAAGAACATGGACCAATATGATAGGTTCAAAGGTGGTTTTGTTGCTAAAGATGAGAAGTATATAAAATTAGTTGAAGTTGTAAAACCTTTTGGTATTTCTATTGCTGATACACATAAAGGTAAATATCACGCAACAAAAACTTTTGAATCATATACTTACTTGTTGCAAGGTTTTTCAACTGATGATACTCCAAATAAAAAAATTGCAAAAGAATGTTTAAGTGTTTTGTCGAAACATTTGATAGAAAAGGATATTAAAGGTTATTGTTTCGTAGGCCTAGTTTTATTTCTTAAATCTTTTAGAGAAAGAATCGAAGCTATTTCTGAAATGAATCCTTTACAGTATTCATTGGATGATTTTGTTCATTATGTTTTTCAAGAACGCCGTAAATTAAATGGTGCAGGTAAGTTAACGACACAAGAAGATATTACAACTTCAACTTCAGCCGTTAAGTCGTTAAAGTTTTTTGCTTCTCGTTGGGTAATATTATTTAATGAATATTGTTTAGTGAGAGAGTTTAAGATTCGTGGTCGTAAGGTAAATGGTGACTATGCTATTCCTGAAAGTTGCGAACAATGGCAAGAGTTCATTGAAGATTTACATCCAGTCAATCGCCGGATGTTCTCTGTTGAAGCTTTCTAATGTGCTTGACATGGGCTTCGGCCCATGTTATTATTTTATTATGAATTATATTATGGGAGTATGTGATGGAACAATTATTATGGGTCGAGAAGTATCGACCACAAAAAGTGGAAGATTGTATCCTACCGGATGCAATCAAGTCCACATTTCTGGAATATGTTGCTAGAAAAGAAATACCAAACCTATTATTATCAGGTACGGCGGGTGTTGGTAAAACAACGATTGCTAAAGCCCTCTGTAACGAAGTTGGTTGTGACTATATTGTTATCAACGGCTCTGATGAATCTGGTATTGATGTTCTACGCAATAAAATTAAAAACTACGCTTCGTCAATTAGCCTTGCGGGCGGCCGAAAGGTTGTAATCATTGATGAAGCGGATTATCTAAATCCAAATTCAACTCAACCTGCATTGCGTGGTGCCATCGAGGAGTTCTCCTCAAACTGTTCTTTTATCTTTACTTGTAATTATAAGAACCGCATCATTGACCCAATTCATTCTCGTTGTTCCGTTATTGACTTTAAAATCAATGGTTCTAAAGCAAAGATGGCTGCAGCTTTCTTCAAGCGAGTAGAATGGATCCTTGAACAAGAAAAAGTTCAATACGATAAAGATGTAGTTGCTGCTGTTATCATGAAACACTTTCCTGACAATCGTAGGGTTCTTAATGAACTGCAACGTTATGCCGTTTCGGGTTCAATTGATAAAGGTATTCTTTCTAATGTTGCCGATGTTCAACTTGGTGACCTTATCTCCGCATTAAAAAATAAAGATTTTGCATCCACACGCAAATGGGTTACCTCAAATCTGGACAATGATCCAGTAAAGATTTATCGTAAACTTTATGATGGTCTTTATGAAATATTGAAACCACAATCAGTTCCACAATTGGTTCTCATTCTTGCTAAGTATCAATATCAGGCGGCCTTTGTGGCAGACCATGAAATTAATATGGTGGCTTGTTTGACCGAAATTATGGTTGATTGTGAGTTCAAATGATTATTACAGAAAGAAACGCTGATGATGGTGAATTCTTTTTTGCACCAATCTATTATTTAACTGGTGATTTAGAAACCGCAAAATTTTATAGTAATTTGGCTTCAGCAACATCTAAGTTCGGAACTTATTTAGAACAAAAAATACGAGAATTAATTAATCTTCCGGTTGAAAATTATGATTCATTATTTTCTTGTTTGTTTCCTTTAGAGAAAAAATATTTATTACGAAAACAAAAAATTGTTGGTGTGGAACCAGATTTTATTACGATTGATCCAATCAACTTCTCAGTAGATGTTTTTGAGGTTAAAACCAATGTATTCAATATGGACTCTAAACAATGCCAAACAGAAAATTTAACCGGTGCAAAAATAAAAAAACATTTTGTAGAAATTTTACCTGAGTATAATACAACAGTTTATTTGGTTAATTTTTTTGGATTTGAACCCTCTAAAAGAGGTAAATATGTTGAGCCTTTAACAACAAATTTTATTCACATAAACGGAGAAACTTTTGCAAATATGTTAGGCATTTCTTTGGACTCCGTATTGGATAGTTTAAAAAATAATAGAGAACTAAACCAACAGTTTATTCGAGGTTATAAATCTAAACCGGTTGAGGTATTGAATGCCTGACCTATTCAAAGAAATCGTACCTTCCATACTGGAGAAAAAGAAATCTGTATTCCGTGATGACCTGGATTACAAAGATTACAAAGCCTTCCTTATCAACCGAGCCTTATCCTATCACATGGACTGTGTGTTATATGTCAATGAAATGAACATAAACAACAGCTTAGATGTGGACATACAATACCAGTATCTTCTAAATAGTATTAGACCTATGAAACGCAAATTCCAAGCGTGGCAGAAATCAGAGGTCAATAAAGATATTGAGTGTGTAAAGCAGTATTTTGGTTATTCAAATGAAAAAGCCAAAGAAGCCCTCCGTATTCTTACTGATGAACAAGTCGCTGAAATAAAAGCAAAAACGACAAAAGGCGGAGTGAACAAGTAATGATTTCAATTATTGATTTAGTTGAAGTTACATTAAACGAAAAAGATGATTTTCTAAAAGTTAGAGAAACCCTCACTCGTATTGGTGTAGCTTCGAAAAAAGATAGGATACTCTATCAATCTTGCCATATTTTACATAAGCAAGGTAAGTATTATATCGTGCATTTCAAAGAACTATTTGCATTAGATGGTAAACCAACCAATATTTCCGAAAACGATTTATCTCGTAGAAACGCAATCGCTAAACTCTTGGCTGATTGGGGTCTTGTGGTAATTGTAAATAAGGATCAGGCGGAGAATCCTTCTCCAATTTTCTTATCACAAATTAAGGTTCTATCACATAAGGAAAAACACGATTGGGAATTGGTACCAAAATACAACATAGGTAAAAAACCTCAAGAGTATTAAACTGGTAAATATATTATGGCATATACTGAGATTGTAAGTCCAATTACACATAAAAAGATACACATCTTTGATGATGTATTTGAATTTGCAGAACGAACCAGATTCTACCAATATGTAACCAATAGTTTGTATAGGGTTGGTGAGTATGATGGCGCAATCTTGGAGAACCGTAAATCATCAACCCTCACCAGTAAATATAATGAGGGTGATATTGAATCGATGGGGTTTTATTTACCCAAAGAAATCACCGATATTGTGGATTTAAAAGATTTCAAACCTGTGGCTGCATATGCCAATTTATGCAGACCTGATGATTCTTTCCATATTCATACTGACCACCATGGACCAATGTGGACCATGTTATACTATGTCAATCTAAACTGGCACATTGAATGGGGTGGTGATACTTACTTCCTAAAAGAAGATGACCTAATGATTGATTATGCCAGCCAATTTCGACCCGGTCGAGTGGTATTATTTGATGGAACTATACCACATCTCATGCGACCTAGCACCAGATTGGCTCCAGAGAACCGATTCTCATTTGTTATAAAATATATACCAAAATAGTATTGCCTTTTGATTCCCTTTGTGTTATAAATATACTTGTAGATGCATAAAGCGTTTACATTTTACACACACACATAAAGGAAACAAAATGTTAAAAACATCAACAATGCCAGAAGTTAAGTTCAGCAAAAACGGATATGAGATCCGCACAGAAGTCCTCGATATGGCCAAAGGTCTTGTCACCGAGGAATACCATTCAAAGTTTGCCGGTTGGGAAATGTCAGTTGCTCGTGATGAGAAAACTGGCCAAGTTGTTACCACAGTCGGTATGCCAACATTTCCAGGTCTTGATGAGGTATTGACTGCCGCAGAAAAGATGTATGCATTTGTGAATACCGGTTCAGGTAAAAAATGAACTGGTGGCCTGTTACAGATGAAGAATGGGAACAGTTAAACTACCCAAACGGTAAATAATATAGGGGGCCTTGACGGCTCCCTTTCTTTGAGTTATACTTTATATCATGAAAAACTTTAAATTTGGTGGCACAGCCATCACTACTGTCCTACAAAAGGTTCGTTCCAAAACGAATTCGGACACCTATTACACTTATCGTCATTGGGAAACCAAAGAGATTGAGGGTGTTACATTTATTCCCGTTGTGAGAGATATGCCTGACGGCAAAAAATTACAACACACTTTTTGGTTGCGTAAAGATAATTTGGAGTATGTGAAATGAATAGATTAGAAACTTGGAGCTTAAATCAACGCCGTTATTTTGAACCTAGTAGTAAAGATGATTTAAAAATTGTTCGTAAATATCTACACTCATTAAGTTGGGGTGATGGTGGTTGTCCTTTTTATTTGGAATGGCCATACTTGGATATTCCTTCTATGGTAAAAGATAAGATTACAAACTACACACTCAAAGGCGTAAAATGAATTGGTTAAAATATTCTGGTTGTAATATTACTTTAAAATTAAATCCATTTCATTGG